AATTTATCTTCTGTTTCATCCCAGAAAAATACAGCAGGATCCTGTGCAGATCCTCTGTTTATCATTATTCCAGAGTCTGTTTCTGCAGATGCGTTTTGATTTATTGTGAGAATATTGTCCTCAACTGACAAATTTGTAGAGTCAATCGATGTTGTAGTACCTTGGACTATCAGGTCTCCTGTGATTGTTTGGTTTCCAGTAATTCTTGCATTACCGGATACATCTAGAGAAAAATTTCCTGGTGAATTTGTATTGACACCTATACGCCCGTTTTGTACGTCAAGGTACAGCAATTGGCCGTTGAAGGCCAAATCCGTATTTCGAATAAGGTTCGATTCTAATAATTCACCTGCTATCTTTGTTATTGCCATAATACTACCTTGATATTTACCAATTATTCATACGACCACAAACTAGCACTAAATAATCATTATATGGCACTATTACCTATTAACAAAATTGAAAAAGTATCCAAGTCACGTATATCTGTGCAACAAGTGGATGTGTATGAAAATTCTATAAGCGGTGATGCAATCGTAGGTGGAAAGATTACTGATTTTCACAGCACAGGAATAGTGGACAAAGCAGATTCAATACAACTTACTGTGAACAATGACCATATAGAGGTGGCAAATGATCTACATATCAAAGGAACTGTCAAGGTTGAAAACTTGCAATATGTAGAGGCTCAGGTACCAAAGATAAATGTCACAGATGCTATCATGATAGATCATAATGAGGTTATCTGGAAAGACAAATTAGGCAAGTCGGTCAAAAAAAGTTACCTAGAAGAACTAGGAATCTTAAGGAATTTACAAGTTTCAAGGAACAATTTTTATGTAGCAGATGGAAGGGTTGGAGTTAACACAACGGCTCCTAGTGCTGACTTCTCTGTCAATAGCGGTGGATATGAAATTATTACTACAATGCAAGAATCCAATGCTTTTGTGGGAACACATTCTCACGTTGCCTTTGCGATTGGTACAGATAACACACCACGATTAACTTGTAGAGCAAATGGAGATATTGTTATTGGATCCGAAAGTGGTAAGCCTGTGAACTTGAATGTGTATGGACAGATAGGTGTTGGAGTAAAGTACCCGCAAGAAAGTTTACATGTAGATGGTAATATAAAATTTGCGGAAAGAACATTCGCTTCTGGCCAACAACCTCCACAAGATGGCAGATGGGACACAGGGTCTATTGTATGGAATGAAAAACCTGAACTGAATCAACCAGTTGGTTGGGTTTGTTTTAAAGGTGGTAAGCCTGGTGCTTGGAGACCTTTTGGTCTAATATATTAAAAACTCCAAATTTGATCGGGCCATTCTTTTGCTCTTCTTCTCATTCCTAAATTTGCTAGAGCATTTAGTATAAACTTCTTAGGTCTTCCATAACGGTCGCCGGTATGGTTTGCTTCGATCTGTATCCATGGTTTGTTTGATAGTATTGTTTCCCTTGCGCCTTCAATGACCGGCACTTCAAAACCCTCTACATCAATTTTAATTACATCAACATCGGTCAAGTTGTAACTGTCTAGTGTCTTTACAGGGATTGATCCTTCATAATCTTTTATGTAATAAGTTCCTGGATGATCCACGTACTCCATGGACACTTTGCACTCCTTATTACCTAAAGCAACTTCATGTAGCGTCATATTTTCAATATGATTTGTATTGTGTTTTAGTGTGGGCAGACATTCTTGGTTAGGTTCAAAAACTACAATGTGTTTTGCTTTTTTGTGCCATGCTCTTGTCCACAGTCCTTCGTGGCCACCAATGTCAACAGCAGTCCTTATTTCCTGATCTTGAACCCAGGGTAGTAACCACGTAAAGTGCCCACCATGTGGTGGATTTTCATCATGTGTGATTATTTTATTGGCCGAGTTTGTTGATGCCATGGACTATTGTAATGATATGTCCGCTTGTAGCACCGTCATTTGCCGGTGGTGCAGATCCAAATGTAATTTGTGCAGTTAAACCTGATCCTGAAATTGAATAGTTTGTGGTTGGTACTTGATATACACCTCCAACGAATACTAAAAGGTCAGTTGGGTCACTGACACCTACAGAAAATGTAGCACTCGATGAGTCATCTATACTAGAGCCAGCGCCATTTCCAAAAGTCACTGTTGTACCATCGCCTTGGAATCTGTCAATTGTGATTGTTTTTTCTTTTGATGCTTCCGATACATTGTACCAAGCCGCACCATTGTAAATTTGATATGATGATGTTGTAGTGTTGTAAATTATTTGTCCGTTCTTGCCACCTGGTCGTTGTGCAGTAGTCACACTAGGTATTTCAATTGTTGACCCTTGTGTTAGTTCTGGGTTTTTAACATGTCTACCCATGATATTACAATCCTATTGTTGAGATAGTTGCTACAATCTGTCCTGCTGAATCTGGACATTCAACATAAATTTTATCGTTAGTGCTTAGAATCATTTTTTCAGTATCAATGATATAAGTGTCTGTTGCTTGTATAGTTAATGTGTTATACAGTTTGTTGTTTTCTGTTGGCACTGTTGTTGAACCATCTGATGGTAAAATATATATGTTCACAGTTGCATCAGTTGATGAAATGTTACATAAATGAATACTTGTCACGGCACTATTTTCAGTTGCCTGAAATATATGATTTGTGCTGTTCAATGTTGCAGTTGCTAAACTTTGTTTAATCGCCATGTTTTATCCTAGTGCAATGGCTAATGCCGTTGCTTTGCTTTTACTTATCAATTCGTCTTCTGTACCAGATTTCACTGCTGAGTTGATGAAAAATAAGCCAGTGCCTCCACCAGCCGCTGTTTTGTTGTAAATTTTAGTAACTGCTGTTGCAGTGGGTGTACTTGCCGCACCTGAAAATGTTAAAACGTCTTCAATTACCACTGACCCTGTACCATTCGCTGTAAGCAATAAATCTTGGTTTGATCTATCAGTGCTGATAGAATCGATTCCGTCCAGATCTCTGTTTAAGTTAAAAGTGATCGAATCTGCACCAACCACAGTTGTATTGGATATATTCGTGCCGCCTAAAAGTTGTAATGTATCTGCCGAACCTCCAATCGATATTACCGATGAATCATCACCTGCTATTTGCACAGTTGATGCCGCTGTGTTGTCCACATAAGTTTTTGTTGCCGCGTCCGAACCATTAGTAGGTTCCGCAACTCTAATATTTGCTAATGCAGTGTCTACTATTGTAGAACCTGCTCCATCTGACGTGGTTGCTACTGCTTTGAAAACATTGTCTCCTTCGTTCCAATAAAATGCAACATTGTTATCAGGTTGGTATCCTGTTTGTCCTGATCTATTGATCATGATACCAGCATCTACGTCTGTGCCTGAATTGTTTCTTGCTAGAATTATTTGTGCGTCTTCTACTGATAGACTTGAAGTGTTTAGAGTTGTGTTTGTACCATCTACTACAAAATCTCCCAGTATTCTCAATGTTTTGGAGTCTATAGTTACTGTATTCGAGCCACTCGCACCTGTGCCCGTTTTAATTGTATAGTCTCCTGAAGTACGTAAAGTCTTTGCCATTTGTTATTATTTATGTAAAGAATAGGGGAGCAAAGAACTCCCCTATTATAAGCACGTGTAGATTTGATTACTCAGATACTATGTCTATGTTACCTTTGCCGGATTCAATTGAACCTTGGATGTCAGTTCCTAATGAATAAGGTACTGATCCTGAGGCACCACCTGCAGTCACATAGTGCACCGTATTGTTGAAAAACTTATGTACGTATGCAACAGTTGAGTCATCTAATGTGATTTGTACACAGAATGTCCCATCGGATCCGTTAGGTGCCGATGCTGGTAATGATCCTGGTGCTACCGCTCTTAAACAATATACTGCTTCAGTAGAGTCTTCTAAGTGTATTTTAAACTTCATAGATCCTCTTTGTGAAACAATGTAAGCAGTAGTTGAATCAACCTTAGCGCCACCGTCTGGTCTGTAAGCCGTCACCGCAATTTTGCCTGCAGTCGCGGCACCGAAGTCTGATACAAATCTATCTTTTCTGATTGGTCTTCCCATTTGTTTTCTCCTAGTTCAGAGCCTAATGTGAGTTCTACTCACTACGCGGTTTATTCCGCATAAGTCCGTACTTAATTGTACGGCTCTGTTTGAACTGTATGTATTTATGATTTTTTAGGATCTATTATATTATGCTACAATGGCCGATTCAAAAAACCTACAATGTCGGCCTTGTAGTTTAGGATTAACCTTGAACTTCGGGTGCTGGTTGTCCTGACCAAATTGCCCATGCAAATACTATTACTACAATGGCAACTCCGATCCAAAGTTTTTTATTTTTTAAATGTTTCATAATAATCTCCCCTGTGTATTTAACTGAAAGAGTGGTGCAAGATCGATGGCTCACACCACTCCGAGGTTATTGTATTTCTAGATGTTTATATTATTTTCTGTTGTAGATATGATATAAAATCCAAACTGCTACTAATCCAATCAGACCTTGATCTGAAAACCCTTGCAGTACGCCCTGGACGTTTCCTATTACAGAAACGTTTGGCCAGAACGGAATACCTTGACCATTGAAAAGGATTTCTAAAACAATTCCCAACGCAATCAATGATACTCCTACGTCGGCTATTCCTTTTGCCCATCCTTTTATTTTGTTAAGATAATCCATGTTGGACCTCCCTTGATTGTAACGTTTCTTTCGAAACTCGAATTTATTTAGGTGCATGATTGTATGATTATAATGTCACATTTGGTCTATGACATCTATGAGTATGGAAATATTTTATTATGTGTGTAGAAAAAGAAAATCAAGTCATAAAAAAAGGGCGACCGAAGCCGCCCTTTTTGAAAATAAAAATAAGCCTTGGCTTACTTGAATTTTAAGTTACCTGATGTTACTCCTACTAATCCAACGTAGTCAGCCGCGTTACCAAGTGATGATGCAGTGTTTGTTAACTCTACATAACCGTATCTTGTTAAGAAACCTACTACTGGTTCGAAAGTAGATGGATCTAAAACAACGCCAGAAGACATTAATGGAATGTAAGGACAATAGAATGCTGGTGCATCCGCTTCGCTTGATCCTTTGTATCCAACTAATACTGCTGTGTCATCTGAAGCATATGCGTCAACGTATACTCTCATAGAAGCATTTAACGTACCAACAAATTTTGTGTTAGTAGGTGCTTCGAAAGTACCTTCAGTTGATCTAGCAAACGCCGATGTTGTTGCAGATTGAAGAACTGTTAAAGCAGTTGGTGATACTACTGCGTAGTTACCAGCGCCTCTTCTTGTTCTTGTTGCGATGTTGTTAGCAACTCTGTTGATTAACACAGCCAAAGCCGCGTGTTCGTCACCAACGAATGTTGCAGTACCAGATACAGCCGCTTGGTCAAAAGTTTCTTGAGCGGAACCCGCCAATGTTCTTAAAGAACCAATGATCTCTTGATCGATCTCAGCAGTAATCTCTTGTGCTAATGCCGCCATGATTTCTGCTTCTACGTCTATACCTTGTTGTGCTTGTGCATCTTGAGCCGCTTCAAAAGTCCATCTAGCACTTAATTTTCTAGATTTCGCTTCAACCGGTTGTTTCAAGATCTGGATAGACATTCTCTTACCAGGCTCACCCTCTAATGCCGCCGTAGCCGCACCTTTTGGTGTTGTGTTGTTCTGGTTACCTGAGTATGCTTTCGCAATTTTGAACGGAGATAATGCTTCTTCACCAGCAACTGTATTAGAACTTACTGTGTCTGCATATCTTATTCTTAATGTGTGAATCTGTCCAACCGGACCAGTCATTGGTTGTACACCAACGATCTCGTTCGCTATAACAGTAGGCATAACCCTACGTATTACTGGAAGAATCACTCTGTTTAACGTAGCAACGTTACCTGCAGATGTGGCACCAGCAGTTGACTGCTCAGCCAAGTATCTTTTTGTGTTTTCCAACACAACATCCATAGTTTTTTTCTTGTTGCCTGCTAAACCTTCAGTTAGAGCAGTTTTTGTTTCTGCCCATTTTGATTCAAATATCTCTGACATTTGTATCTTCCCCTTTTAGTTTAATTGTTAAATACCCGCCAACTTACGAATATCTGTTAAATCAGCATCTTCTCTCACTTCTCTGTCACCCGCTGACTCTGTAATAACTTTCGTTTCTTTTACAGAAGCAATTGGTTTATCTGCCATTACGTGAGGTAGATACTTGTCGAACGAAGCCTGCAACTTGTTAGTTTGTACACTTTCAAGTAGTTGTGCCATAACTTCACTCTTTTCTTTGCCCAATGGTTTGAGCATCTCAGCCATCTTTTCCTTGCGTTCCATCAAGTCCGCTTGTCTTTTAGCTTCCGCTTCTTTGGACTCAATCACCGCTTGTTTCTCTTCGACAGCCTTCTCAGCGTCTTTTAATTTAAGTGTAGTTTCATCTACAACTTTCATTAACTTCGAAGTTTCAGATTTCTCATTTAAGTAAGAATTCTGGTACTCTGAAGCAAACGCCTCGAATATTTTCTTACCAAAGTTGATTTCTCTTGCCGCTGTGATGTCTTCTTTCAACTGTGCTAGTTCTTCAGCAAGTTTTTTGTTCACTGCGTTCTCTACAACTTTAGCAGATCTTGTAATGAAAGCCTCTTTCATCTTAGCCATTTGTTTTTTGGCTTCGGCTACTAGTTTGACTTTCGTTTCCACAACGCCTTTTTTGTCTTCATGGAACTCTTTAATTTCTTTTGCAAGAGCGTTCACTACGAACTCTT